AAAACAGGGTCTGAGTCAAACTCAAATAGCAGCTGGAATGGGAATTACTACTAGCCAGCTTCGTTCTCGCATATCCTTAGCAAATGCTGAGATTCGTCGAGTTGAGGAGCGTCGTGCTACGCAGCTTCGTGACAAAGGATATTCTGTATCGGCAATTGGTCGTGAAATGGGAAAGAACGAGTCCTCCGTCCGTAACCTTCTTGATCCGGCTATGCAGGAGCGTGCCAGAATTGCAAGGGCCACGACCGACATGTTGCAAGCCAGCGTTGACAAATTCAAATATGTGGATATTGGTTTAGGCTCAGAAGGAGCTATCGGGGTTAGTCGTCAACGATTGTTGAACTCGATTAAGGAGCTTCAGGAAGAAGGATATAAGCTTCATAAGATTCGAGTCGAGCAGCAGGGCAACCCCGGCCATTACACCACACAAATCGTTCTTGGTACGCCTGAAAGCGAATATAGAGAGGTTGTCAAAGATAAGACCCTTATTCAGCCTATTACTGGAAGAACTGAGGACTTTGGTAGAACCTACCGTTCGGCGCAAGGGCTTGGCCCAGTGCAATCGGTAGCGAGTGATCGTGTAGGAGTCCGATATTACGAAGAAGGCGGAAATGCCAAAGACGGAGTCATTGAGCTTCGTCGTGGCGTTGCCGACCTTGATCTTGGAAATTCCAAATATGCGCAGGTTCGCATTGGTGTTGATGGCAGTCACTATATCAAAGGAATGGCGATGTATTCCGATGATATGCCGCAAGGAAAGGATATCATATTTAACACCAATAAACATGAGGGAACCCCGATGCTTGGAAGTTCGGATAACACCGTTTTGAAAACGATGAAGGTGGACAAAGGCACTGGCGAGATTGATAAAGACAATCCATTTGGTGCTACCATCAAGCGAGAAGGACAACGGGGAGCATTAAACGTTGTCACAGAAGAGGGCGACTGGGGAGAGTGGTCAAAAACTCTCTCTTCCCAAATGCTGTCGAAACAGCCTCCCGCACTGGCTAAACAACAGCTCGATATGTCAAGGGCTATTGCGCAAGACGAACTCAACGAGATTAAATCCTTGACTCTTCCCGCTGTAAAGACCAAGTTACTAAACACCTTTGCCGACTCATGCGATTCGTCTGCCAGGCACCTTGAAGCAGCTGGTCTTCCGAGACAGAGATGGCATGTTATTTTACCTGTCACCTCCATGAAGGACACCGAAGTGTATGCGCCAAACTACGATAATGGCGATACGGTTGTTCTTATTCGATATCCGCATGGTGGAAAATTTGAGATTCCGCAATTGACGGTCAATAACAACCAGCGCGAAGCCAAAGCCATTATGGGTGGAGCCCTTGATGCTGTTGGCATTCATCCAAACGTTGCGAAGAAGCTATCTGGGGCAGACTTTGATGGGGATACGGTTCTCGTCATTCCAAATAAGAGCGGAGCAATCAAGGTCCAAAAATCCCTTTCTGAATTTGACCCAATTGAAGCGTATCGTGCTCCCACTCGTGTAGCGCTTAAAGAGGGGTCCAAACCAGAAGACTACGCTGTTGGTGGAAAATATAATCCGTTCCATAGAGAAGCCCAAATGGGGAGCGTTTCTAATCTCATTACCGATATGACTATCAAGGGTGCTCCGCTTGATGAAGTGGGCAGGGCGATTAGACATTCGATGGTTGTTATTGATGCTGAAAAGCATGACCTTGATTTCAAACAGTCATATCATGATAACGGGATCGCTGCACTAAAGGAGACATATCAAGGAGGGGCAAATCGAGGAGCATCGACCATCATCTCTAAGAGTGGTGGGCAACTAACAATTCCAGAAGTAACTGAAGGAGCGAGGATTGGCCCTCCAAATAAGAAGACCGGAGAGCCAACCAAAATCTACGTCGATCCACAAACAGGGGAGAAACTCTATACCACTACCGGAGCCAGCTATGAGAAAATGAAAAAGGTAGAGGTTCCGGAGGGGTACATAGATCCCAAGACTGGGAAGACAGCGTATGTTCGATATGAACCGACGGGGCAAATCATTGAGAAAACGACACGGACTACCCCCATGGATTTCACACCGGAGGGGCAGATTCGTCGCGATGCCCATGAGCTGTCGTCGGGCACACCTATAGAGCGGATATATGCCACCCATGCCAATGGATTAAAGGCCATGGCCAACGATGCACGGAAAGAGGCCCTATCTGTACAATCGACGTCCTATTCCCCCTCTGCTAAAAAAACGTATGCTTCAGAAGTCGCTTCTATGAATGAAAAGGTAAAAGCTTATGAAGCAAACAAACCGCGAGAAAGACAAGCACAAATCTTGACAGAATCACATGTTCTATTGAAGAAACAAGCTAACCCGGGGCTCTCTAAAGAAGAGATTAAGAAGATAAGAAATCAGACCCTAACCGAACAACGGGACCGTATGGGACGGAAGAAGTATGAGATTACCATAACCCCTAGTGAATGGAAAGCTATCCAGTCTGGTGCATTTGCTGACAACACCGTAAAGAAAATTTTAGATGGTGCAAATCTAGATGTTGTCAAGCAGTATGCTACTCCTAGGACACAGTCAGGCACCACCCCCAATAAGGAGGCCAAGATCAAGGGGATGGCGGCTCGTGGGTATACGCAGGCACAGATAGCTGAGGCTCTTGGCATCTCAACGTCCACCGTAGCGGAGGTTATTAGGTAGAAAGGGGGCGCCGTACTACATGAGGGATGAATTACTACATAGCCCCCCCGCTGGGGAAAGTGACCCCACCGTCGAGAGAAACGATGATCAAGCAGTGACAAGAATTTGTATGCTAACAACGATTGATAATCCTTTTGATCCTTTTGAAGATTATGAAAGTTGGGAAAGCTTTGATGAAGATCATTCTTACTTCTCTGCTTCTTACTTGGCTCGAATCGTTGTGACTTCTGATGAACTGTCTTCTGCCGATAATATGTTGGCAATCGAACAAGCAATCGACGAGATCGTTGCTTTAAATGTTCTTGGCGTCTATAGAAAAGTTGTGAAGGAAATAAAATAAAATGAAAAGAAAATTGTTTGTAACTTTTGAAACAGTAAAGGGACATAACACGTTCCGATCGAAGACCCCTAGGGGGGTATAGCTATTACCCACCCCACCCCCAAATCGGCGGCTTCCTTAATTTTTCTCCGGGGGTCATTTTTAGGGGTTGTCTTGGACAGATCAGCAGACGAGTTGGTACTATTGGGAGGGATGAAGATGGAAGGCATGTTTAAACCGCCGGTTACGCTGCTGTGGAGAACCTTGCAAATTCCTAACGAGGCGAAAATTCTTGGCGTAGAGAACGACATGAATTCTGAGTATGTCGAATTCATCCTTCCTAAGAGATACCAGGTCTTTGATTTGTCCGCGAATGACAAAGTCATTCTTATCGATACGATGAACCAACAGAATGAGATATTTGATACCTCGGAACCAATCAAAGAAGTCATCGGTAACGACATGCACTTGTACTGGACGGTGGGAAAGATTCCACCGAACATCAACGGCGAGGTATATTTGCGGATTAGAATTCTTGGTCTTGCTACCAACGAATTCATCTGGCAAACGGAGACAGCTACGTTCAACTTCTTACCGACCTTTAAAACTGCCGACCCGCCAGATCCTTGGGAGATGACTTGGTTCGATCAACTCATTGTACAGATCACGCGGCTGAGAAACGAGACACAAGAGTTTCGAGACGAAGCGCATATTCTTAGAGATCAAACAGAGGTTCTCCGAAATGAAACGCAAACCATTCGCGAAGAAACTCGCGACCTTCGTAATGAAGCTGAAGGATTTTCTCAAGATGCTTACAACTCAGCCGACGAGGCTGATCGATTTGCAAAACTTGCGCAACTGGCTTACGAGCGTGCTCCTTTCATTCATCCAATGACTGCTACTTGGTATGAGTGGAGTTACGATGCTGAAGAGATGGTTGATACCGGAATCGATGCGTACGGCACTCGATGGTTCACAATGACGGAAAGTCTACCAGGCAACGTTGCACCAGAAGGCGCACGTCTTGATGACATTGTTATGAACACGGGAATCATGCCAATCCAAATTGGTAACCTTCTCGAGCAACCCGTTGGCGCCGTTTGCAAAGTTATACAAGTCGATCCGTTCCTGGTCGTTCCTGTTGGAAACATCAGAGGGCCTAGAGGTCCAGGCGGAGATGGTGGTACAGGAGAGTTTGATCTGGTCGATGACCCTGCAGACGACAAACCAAACCTCCCAGAAACAGGATCAAAAGAGGGTAACTTCCTAATGCAAATGGTCCGAAACCTACTCAAATGGCTTACATACCGATTCGATAGTATAGGCAATCTCGTCATAGAGAACACCTCGACTGACGAAGATGTTGGTGATCGAACCGCTGGATCTATAACATTTCAGACACGGGACGTGAACGGTGGTCCGCCTCTCATCTCCAATGTTATTCAAACAAGCTATACACCAGGTCGGAATCCTGAAGATCCCCCAACTCAAGGCGGGTTAGAGTTCTACATGAATCAAGAAGTTAATCGAAGTTTGCCACCTGCTCCGACATATGTACTGCCAGTACCAGATTCGAGCAATCAACAATTCACAATACTGACAACGAACGCCGTACGACACGGAATGAGGCCGGTCTTCTTTGGGGAAGATCAAGAATTTGAGCAAATAGCTCCTGGAGAAAGTGTCGTGATACCGCTTTCTGATCCGCCTGCTACAACCTTATACACACCTATGTTTGCGAATGTGTTGTCATCTGAACACGCATCCATTTTAATGGTAAACATAGTAAGAGAAGTCAACGGGGAATGCAATCTCATTGTGCGAAATGTGTCGTCGGACGTTACGATAGGAGAGACGCAATTGGAGATTGTGCGTATAGGATACATGATACTAATTAGCCTTTAAGACGCATGTAAGGGAGGGATATTTGTGGCTGGTCAACTTAAACCGCCTGTTCGACTTCTTTGGAGGAAATTGAATGTTCCGGCGGAAACGGAATTGCTCGGTGTTGAAAACGACATGTACTCCGAGTGGGTCGAATTCATCCTTCCCAAAGAGTATCAGGTGTTTGATCTGTCTGGTCCCAACATGGCGATTCTCATAGACACCATGAATCAGCAGAATGAGGTCTTTGACACGGTTGAGCCGATCAAAGAGATCATTGATGACACCATTCATCTCTTTTGGACAGTAGGAAGGATTCCTCCACACGTTGATGGTTTGGTGTTCATCCGGATCAGGGTACTTGGCATCTACGATGACTTCGTCTGGCAAACAGAAACTGCTCAATTCAGGTTTGCTCCCACTTTCAAAACCTCTGATCCGCCCGAGCCTTGGGAGATGGCATATTTGGATCAGATCATTATCCAAGTTACGAGGCTTCGCAACGAGACACAAGTGCTCCGTGATGAAACGGAGGGTTTCCGTGATGAAACCATTGAGATTCGAGAGGAAACACGAGGCATTCGCAACGAAGCGGAGTTGGAAGCTGATAGGGCAAGAGATGAAGCTGATCGAACAGCCAACGAGGCAGACAATGCAGCGCGCAGCGCATCCATCGCAAGACGTTCTCTACGAAGAGCTCCGTATGTTGAGCCTACTACTGGTACCTGGTATCAATGGAGTTATCAGCTTGATCAGATGGTTGATACAGGCATCAGTGCTTACGGAACAAGACATTTTCCGATAACGAACACGCTTCCAGATAATGTTCCCCCAGATCAAGCTCGTGTCAATGATCTGGTAGTGAACACCGGTAACGGACCGTTTCAGATCGGTGATCAGTTGGATCAACCGGTTGGCACGGTTCTCAGAATCACACAACTTGATCCGTTTCTTTGCGTTCCAGCAGGAAACATCAGGGGTCCGGCCATTACCACTGTCACCATCGTGGATACGGTGACTGGCGCTCCTGGTTCCCCTGCAACAATCGAAGAGACACTGGAAAGTACAAGCTCGAATCGTAAATACATTGTGACCGTCCCAGAAGGGGAACAAGGTATTCAAGGAGAGCAGGGACCTCAAGGCATTCCTGGCCCCACTACATCTGTTAACAGTGTAACCCCGGATTCAATCACTGGCGATTTGATATTGACCCCGAGTGATATCGGGGCCGCGGCCGATAGTCATACCCATGACACGAGCGACATCGATAGCGGCATTTTACCCATGGATCGTGGAGGACTTGATGCGGATAATCCGATAACGGCGAAAGAGAACTTGCTAGTCGGGGCAAAGATACTATGGGAAGGAACTGCGCAGGAAGGCAGTAGCATTACAATCCCAGATCTTGAGAAATACACTGTTTTAGGATTTGTATCAGCAACTCCTTCTTCTATACCATATTCTGTCATAGCGTTTAAACATGGTACGCAAATAAAAGGAACCGGTGGCGGAAGCGAAATACTGTACCCAGCTGGGCCAGGTATCTATCTTTCGGGCATTGATGGAACCGCAGTCGGTACTTTATTTACGATCAATACTTACCGAACCTTATTTTTGGCTGGTAGTGGTTCTATTGGGTCTGCTCCGGCACAAACGCTAGGTGTTGTATATGGAATCATTTAAAAGCGAGACATAAGGAGGGACTATTTATGTCAGGCATGTTCAAGCCGCCGGTTACAGTGCTGTGGAGGACGCTTCAGATTCCAACAGCAACAGAAGTGCTTGGCGTAGAAAGCGACATGAACTCTGAATACGTGGAGTTCATCCTTCCAAGGAAGTATCAGATATTTGACCTGTCTGGCAACGACAAGGTCATTCTCGTCGACACAATGAACGAAAAGAATGAGATTTTCGATACTTCAGAGCCGATTAAGGAGATTCGAGGCGAGCAGATCCATCTCTTCTGGACCGTTGGGCCCATTCCCCCCAACGTTGATGGCGTGGTTTACTTGCGAATCAGGGTTCTCGGCATTACGAGCGAGAAGTTTGTATGGCAGACGGAAACCGCTCAGTTTCGTCTAGCCCCTACCTTCAAGACAAGCGACCCCCCTGAACCCTGGGAGATGACCTACTTTGAACAGATCATCTTAGAGATCACAAGGCTCCGAAACGAGACGCAGGCATTCCGCAACGAAGCACAGAACTTTAGGAACCAAACGGAAGAACTCCGCGACGAGACTGAAGGCTTTCGGAATGAAGCTGAAGGGTTTGCACAGGATGCGGAAGAGTCCGCTGATGAAGCAGCGAGAAGTGCCGCTTTAGCACAGCTGGCTTATGAGCGCGCACCATTCATTCATGATGAGACAGGTACCTGGTATCAATGGAGCTATACAGAAGAGATTATGGCCGACACTCGAATCAGTGCCTATGGTACGCGCTGGTTTGCCATGACAGAGAGCATGCCAAGCAACGAAGCTCCAACTGGTGCCAGACTCAATGATCTTGTTGTAAACACAGGCGACATGCCATTGCAGATCGGCAATCTCTTCGAGCAACCAATCGGTGCGGTCTGCAGAATTACGCAAGTTGAACCTTTCCTGGTTGAGTACGCGGGCAACATCAGGGGCCCAAAAGGTCCTGCTGGCACCGACATGGATGTGGATCTGCAGGATGAGCCGGAAGAAGACTTGTTACCGGAAGCAGGCGTAAACCCAATCGGCGCGATACTGCAAACTATTCGCAACATGCTCAAGTGGATACGATCGCAGTTTACAGTGAATGGAAAGGCTAACGAGGCGGTAACCGCCGAACGGCTTGATCCTGGCGGATACATCAAACTTGAAGGCGCGGTCAGTGGAACATCCAACCTATGGGATGGTACAGGAACCACAATCATCACCACCGATGCTGACGAGATCATGGATGAGCTTGCTTTGAAGGAAGACAAAGCAAACAAGAATGTACCGGGCGGCTATGCTCCACTCGATCAAAATGGAAATGTTCCTTACGAAAACCTCCCAGACACCATTCTCGGCCAGCTCACACCAGGTGGTGCTTTCGTTCCAAACACCGGTGTCGCAACGTTGACGGATGCAGCGAAAGTGAAGCTTGGAACCACTGCCACTACGATCACGCTAACCAATAATACTACTCCAATCACGGGCTTTACGTCAAGTCAAAGTATCTATTATATGGCCTCAGCTGACGGCACATTCGCTGGTTTAAACTTCTATGTTGGAGATTGGATTATAGGCACTGCAAGTTCATGGCAAAGGATTGCTAACACCGATGCAGTTGTTAGTGTGAATGGTCAGACTGGTGTTGTCAACATTACGCATGTTACATCTGCTAATAGAGTAACGGAAGTTGTGCCGATTAATCTTGGAGGAACGAACGGTATAACCAGAACAGAAGCGTGGAATAATCTAGTACGAGATGGTGGAAAGTTTAGAAATCATCCTGAAGTAGAAAAAATCGCTGGCAGCCCCGCGGTGTTGTTTAACAACTATACAGATTCTGCATATACAATTTTTAAAAATAGAGGCCTCGTTCAACAACATGATAACGGATACATTGCTATGTACACGTATCATGGTAGCGAAACATCTTCTAGCCCTACGTCAAATTATGCTGGTTTACTGCTTGAGAATCCAACAACCACCACCGGTGCCGACATCAACAACATACTTCGAATAAGCAGAAATGTTCTTGGAGTTGGAGCTACATACTACATCTATCACACCGGAATGACCAGACGGATCACACTTGCACAAACGCCAACCAGTGCAACGGCCAATCAGGTCCTAATGGTTACTACCGCAAACGGTAGTCCTGTGTATACATCCATCAATGGCGGTGGTGGGGATACTTCTGGCAACTTAGCTCAACGAATGTTTGCTGGGTCTTTACCAGCTACCGAAGCGGGATTGGCATTTGCAGCCGTTGCCACTAGCTATAAGGGAGGATACTTAACGGCAGACAATGCCAGAACATTTCTAGCAGTTCTTCCTCTTGCTGGTGGAATCATCACCGGCAATTTAACGATTAATGGCACCTATTATTCGCGGAAGGCGAATGCAGCACAAGGTTTTAATTTTCAAAACTTTTCAGATTCCACCTATACCACCATGCTAAGCAACATGTTTCTATATCAGGGAGCCGGTTCAACAGGTTCATTCAGTATGTATAACAGAGAAAACAACAATCCCGCCACGCAGTCTGTATTCGAGATAGGTGCTCCATCGGTTAGGGATCAGAACAATATTGCCCGTATAATTAGAACGTATACCTCCGGCACAGTCGGCACTTGGAATATCTACCACGGTGGTATGACTACACGTATCCCAACTTCTCAGATGCCCACAAGCGCTACTGTAAATCAGCTTTTGCTAGTCACCACCGCGAGCGGAAGTCCTGTATATACTTCCATTAATGGGGGAGGGGGATCTACTTCGGGCCCGCTAAGTCAAAGAATGTTTGGTACAGCTTATGGTTATGGCCAAGCTGGAGCAGCGTTTGCTGTGGTGAGCAGCGGTTTTGCAGGGGGTTATTGGTCGAAAGAGAATGCGTTTACCTTCTTGTTTTCGACAGCGGTTAATCCTCTGACTCATATCTGTGGGCTTGGATCTAACTCTCATAATAATCCTGGGTACTGCACCGTCGCTCAATTGAAATCTGCACTTGGCTTAAGCACGCCGGTAGCTATAAGTCAAGGGGGAACGGGTGGAACAACTTCTGCAAGCGGGATGTATAATGTATTCTCTACGCAGGCTGGTCTGGGTGGTAGCAACATCGATGGCAATCCTTCTGTTGTATTTGGTGCTACCAACGCGTGGTCTACTGCAAGCCGTATTGTTGGGGCTGTAGATTCGAAAGTTTTAGCTATTAACGGAATGTTTACAACATCTTACGGTTCGTCGAGTAATGTATGGGATCGGTATTTCTGCCTGGTTGATCCATCGGCTTCCATGGGAGCAGGAAGATCTGTTGGAAGTAGTGTTAGGGATTGGATCCGAAATTACTCCTCCGACCGAAGATTGAAAACCAATATCGTTCCGATTCAACATGCGTCTAAATTTATACACGCGCTAAAGCCGGTTCAATTCAACACCACGGAAAACACATATGACAAAGAAACTCTCCGATACGGGTTCATTGCACAAGACGTTAAGAAGACATTGGAAGATCTAGGAATAGAGAAGCCCAACATTATTTCTCTTCAATCAACCGTCGAAGGAATAGAGGACAAGGATGCTACAGAAGAGCAGGGCACCTATGCTCTCAGCTATCACGAATTCATTGCGCCTCTCGTCGCAACGGTCCAAGAACAGCAAAAGCAAATCGACCAGTTAGTACAAGAGGTATCCGAGCTTAAAGCGAGGTGGAGCTCGTAATGGACATCTATGCGATCATAGACCAAAGCGGTCAAGTCCAAGCAATGTATGAGTATGAGGATCTTGATATTGTTGAGAGATTTCCTCTTTGGACTGGTGTTTGGGTCGAAGGAACAGAAGAGCAACTAAATGATGAACCAGCTTGGTATGATGTAATTGATGGTGAATTGGTCTACAACGCTGCACGCAAACAGCAACAAGATGATGAAATGGCTGAAGCCGAGAAGACACGTCAGTACCTACTGAATGTTGTTGACGCATCTGCTATCTCCTTCGTTGTCATGGCTCAAGCAGAGATGTTCGACGACATCACCATCACCGAGCACGCGGATATTTTCAGTCCGTGGGTCGTTGACATAGAGTACAAAGCAAAAGACATCGTTCATCATACCGATGGGAAGCTCTATCGATGCATCCAAGCACATACATCCCAACCAAGCTGGCCCCCCGACAAAACGCTTTCCATCTGGACGCCCATCGGAGACCCAACAGAGGAATGGCCGGATTGGTCGCAACCGCTTGGAGCACATGATGCATATGACCTCGGCATGAAGGTGTCCTTTAACGACAAACATTGGATCAGCACAATCAACGGGAATATTTGGCAACCCGGAGTCTACGGGTGGGATGAGGTGAAATAGTTGGCAGCATCAGTTGTCATTAATCGGGTGTTTGGTCGAATTAGAGCTCATGAGAACGCTTACGATGATTATGTTCACACCAATACTAGCTCCAGTGGAACAACAAGATTGATTCCAGATGATGCTGTGGCGTATCAAGTATGGGCGATTGGTGGAGGAGGTGGAGGCGCCTCTGGTGATGGAGCTATATTTTATGATTACATGCCTCTTGCCACTACTCAATCTGGACGCGGTGGTGCAGGTGGTGGTTCTGGATACATGGCGCAATCGTCAAGAATTGCAACCAGTGGAACCGCGTTCAACCTAACGGTGTATGTTGGCGCATATGGAACTCGTGGCGCATATGGCGGAGCGTACCAATCTGCAACATGGGCTGGCTCCAATGGGGGAAACAGTCGTGTTGTTCACGGAAGCACCGAAATTGTCCTTGCTCAAGGTGGTCAGGGCGGGGCTAGCGGTAGCACCTATGCCTATACGGGGAATGTTGAAAGCGGTGTGAATCCCGACACGGGAATTAATCCTGGAGACTTCCTCTCTATTCCAGGGCCTAATGGCGGAAATGGATACGCTGGAGGAGGAGCTGGGGGAGGAGTAATCACAAATCTTACTTCCACTGGTCCCTCTCGTGATTATGGTCCGGACATGCGTGGCCGTGGCGGTACTGGTAGAAGTTCAGGTGGTGGCTCCACAAGGGATGGTTCCTATGGCATTCCAGCAGGTTGGTTAAATACGGTTCGCGTCCCTGCTATTGGAAGTCCAAACGGCGGCGGAAATGGCGGCGCTTGGGGAAGTGCCTCCGTCACAGGTCCTGGTCCTTTAACGTTGGCTGATCGAGAGAATCTTGTCAATGTTTTGGATGGATCTGGTAATCTTGTTTCTGGTATCAACACAAATGCGGTATCTGACCAAGCGACCGACTACTTCTTCCCTTTCAGAGATGTAAACTCTACGGCAAACGTATATTTCATGGCCAGAGGAGGAGATGGGGGAGTTGGCGGTGGCCAAGTTGCTGGAAGCACATCTGGTACTGCAGCCAACTACAACGGCAACATGACTTATGGGACAAATGGTGGTATGACTGGAGGTCTAGGTGCCACCCTGCCTGGCCATATGACGGGCCAGGCAAACCGTGGGTCAAACGCATTGGTTGCTGGAAGCGCAGGAAACCCCTTTAGAAACGCAACTGGATATGGATACGGTGGTCGTGGAGGGGACGGTGGCGGAAGTAGCGGGTCTGGATCCGGTGGCGGGGCTGTTGGCACTAGAATAGGATACCGTGGTTTCCGTGGTGAACATGGAGGACAGGGCGTTGTTGTGGTTCGCATCTATTGGGAATGATGGCATATTTCCTAGTGGTCTTAAGCATGTCCAGGGGCTCACTCCGCTAGTCGGTTCCCTCCCTCCGGTAGTGGTGAGCCGGGGCTCCTTTCAAGGCCGGCTAGTGCTCCTGGACATCCCTAAGATCATTAGGAAAGGAGGCCCTCTCCGTGCGGTACCAGAAGAAGACAGGAACGCCAATCGAAGTGAAAAAGCGGCCTCCTGCCAGAACCCCAGAAGCTAGAGAAAACCAAATGATAGCCCTTGCCATGGATCAGGCAGAGCAACAGCTCGTCGCTGGCACAGCCAGTTCACAGGTTATTACGCATTTTCTCAAACTTGCTTCTGCAAAGGAGCGAGTGGAGAGGGAAATTCTGGAAGCTCAAAGAGAATTGATTGTAGCGAAGACAGAGAACCTCCAATCGGCGAAGAGAGTTGAAGAGCTCTACAACGATGCGATGTCTGCTTTCCGAACATACAGTGGTAAGGAGAATGCGCATGATGATTAAGACCTACAGGGAATTGATTTGTCTGCGCACCTTTGAAGAGCGCTTCCACTATCTTAAGATAGGTGGGGCTGTCGGTCAGATGACATTTGGATTTGACCGGTATCTGAACCAAGCGCTCTATCAGTCCCGTGAGTGGAGGGATGCCCGTGCAAAAGTTCTGGCTAGGGACAACGGGTGTGACCTCGCTGTTCCTGGTCTGGAGATTTATGTTCGCCCCCTTGTACATCACCTCACCGCCATTACAATCGAAGATGTAGAGGCCGGTTCGGACCTCATCTTTGACTTGGACAATCTCGTTACTACGAGCTTTGACACGCACAATGCAATTCACTTTGCCAACGAGTCGATGTTGGCCCAATTACCGAAAGAACGAAGAAAGGGGGACATGTGTCCGTGGCAAGTATACTCGAAAGCATAAAGAAGATGCTAGGCATTGGCGAAAACTATGAACACTTTGATGCTGAGATCATTATGCACATTAATTCTGTCTTCATGATCTTAACGCAACTAGGGCTTGGTCCGGAGACGGGGTTCCGCATCACAGACAGAGAAGACACGTGGGACCTCTTTCTTGAAGATAGAATCGATCTAGAGGCAATCAAATCCTACATCTTTATGAAAGTTCGTCTCATGTTCGACCCTCCTCAGATGGGGTATTTGGTGGACTCGCTGGTCAAACAATGTACTGAGTTTGAGTGGCGATTGAATGTGCAGATCGAATCTTCGTTGACCGAGAAACTGGCGGAAGGGAAACGGAGAGAACGCGCAAGGATCGAGGGAGAAGCTGCTGACCGTAGACGGATCAGCGACTCAGCATTTGCAAGAAGGAGGCGTCAACGGAATGAGCCAGCTGAACCATGAATGGGCTCCTCCGGAGGTTGACAGCGAAGAGAGAGATGAGATGCCAGCTAGCGCATTCCTATCTCCGTCCGATCGAACTTACCCTTACAAACACAAGATAGGCGGCGAATGGGTGATCTCTGAGCAAGGCCTTCGTTCGGCCATCTCCGTAGCTAACATTCGTAAACGACCGGATATTTCTAGAAAAGCGCAGAAGCTTTTGGCTGAGCATTTCGGTGATAAGGAAGAAGACGAAGATGCCGAGCACTCTGTGTTTGGGGACATTTCTGATGTTGAGTTCCTTGAGCACTATGGAAGATTGGGAATGAAGTGGTATCAAAGCATATTTGGGGCTAAAGATGCTAAAGAGGCATCTGCTAGACGAGGAGAAGGAGCTTTGAGACGGACAAAAACAGTGATGGTTAGCCCCGAACACAAGGAGGCAGTGGAACTAGCAAAACGCGGGGTTCAGAAATTAACCACGGCTGAACTTAAGAAGTTGAATGAACGAATGCAGGCGGAACAGCAGTATTCAAATTTAAGAGAAAAGGCAAACCCAAAAGGACGAAGTGCAGTTGTAAGATTTCTTGATGGGTCTGGCGCAAGTCTTATGAGCCAGGTCACTAAAAAATTGACCAGCGAGAATCCAGAAAAACATCAAGTCAACATGCAGCTAATTGGGTTTAATGGCCTTATGGAGATGTTGTTTGGGAGTCGAAAGAAGAAATGAGCCTTTCCAATACTGCTGTCCCTATCTACTATGGAGAATTTCGCGATCAAGTTCTGAGAGGAAACATTCCAGTCTGCAAAGAAATCTCCATGGAGATGAATCGCATTGATGCGCTCATCGCCAATCCAGGAGTCTACTACGACGATCTCGCCGTTGAGGGGTTTGTGCAATACTGCGAATCTGAGCTCACGCTAACCGATGGCGGCGACCTTACTCTACTTGATACCTTTAAGCTTTGGGCAGAGCAAGTGTTTGGTTGGTTCTACTTTGTAGAGAGAAGCGTGTACGAGCCAAACGAGGATGGTCATGGTGGTCACTACGTAACAAAGATGATCAAGAAGCGGCTCATCAACAAGCAGTACCTCATCGTTGCTCGCGGAGCTGCTAAGTCAATGTATGGATCTTGTATTCAAAACTTCTTCCTCAACATTGATACGTCTACCACCCATCAGATCACCACTGCTCCGACAATGAAGCAAGCAGACGAGGTCATGTCGCCTATTCGAACCGCCATCACAAGGGCGAGAGGCCCATTCTTCAAGTTCCTTACAGAAGGATCATTGCAGAACACCACTGGCTCCAGAGCCAATCGTGTCAAGCTGGCCTCGACAAAGAAGGGCGTGGAGAATTTCTTAACCGGCTCCCTTCTGGAAGTCCGACCTATGTCCATTGACAAGCTTCAGGGTCTCAGACCCAAGATAGCTACGGTGGATGAATGGCTTTCTGGCGACATTCGGGAAGACGTGGTCGGCGCCATCGAACAGGGCGCGTCCAAGTTGGACGACTATCTCATCATTGCGATGTCTTCAGAGGGAACAGTTCGTAACAGCTCTGGTGATACAATCAAAATGGAACTGATGGACATCCTTAAAGGCGATTACATCAACCCCCATGTCTCCATTTGGTACTATCGCCTAGATGATATTCAGGAGGTAAACGATCCATCCATGTGGGTAAAGGCGAATCCGAATCTTGGAAAGACGGTGACCTATGAAACCTATCAACTTGATGTCGAACGTGCTGAGAAAGCGCCAGCTTCCAGAAACGACATCCTTGCTAAGCGATTCGGCATACCTATGGAAGGATACACATACTTCTTCACTTACGAGGAGACAATGCCCCATAGGCGGCGAGACTTCTGGTCTATGCCCTGTGCCCTTGGGGGAGACCTCTCTCAAGGAGACGATTTCTGTGCTTTCACCTTCCTGTTCCCGTTAAGGGACGATAAGTTCGGAGTCAAGACTCGTTGCTATGTAACGGAACTGACCATGTTGAAGCTTCCAACGGCCATGCGAGTGAAGTATGATCAGTTCATCCATGAAGGGTCTCTCGTCGTCCTTCCTGGCGCAGTGCTCGACATGATGGATGTGTATGACGATCTCGATCGGCACATCGAGGAGAACGGATACGATGTTCGTTGTTTCGGGTTCGACCCATACAATGCCAAGGAGTTTGTGACTCGTTGGGAGCAAGAGAATGGGCCTTATGGACTCGAGAAGGTCATCCAAGGCGCAAAGACCGAATCGGTCCCTCTTGGCGAGTTGAAGATTCTCTCTGAACAGCGTCTTCTCATCTTTGATCAGGAGATGATGACCTTTACGATGGGTAACTCTGTGACGCTTGAAGATACCAATGGCAACCGTAAGCTTTTGAAGAAGCGATCCGATCAGAAGATTGACTCTGTGGCTGCTATGATGGACGCCTATGTGGCATACAAGGCCAACAAAGATGCATTTGAGTGACAGAAAGGAAGGATATCGCATGCTAGATTTGAATAAGGATTATTCAAAAGAATACCCTGATACGTTAAGTCCAGAAGAACTCGCCCATTATGGCGTTCTAGGAATGAAATGGGGAATCAGAAAAGATATAGGTAAAGAAGCAAGAAGCGCGGCGCGCCTTGAATTGGGAAGTAAAAAACTGGGAAGAAAGATTTCTAATGTAGAAAAAAAAATAGGAAAGAAACTGGAAAAAGGAAAAGACATCACAAAAGTCAAAGTTTCACTAAAAAAGCTTAACGCGACTAAAAAGAGGGTAGACGCGTTGTTGCAAAAGAAACACTCGCAACTATCTGAAAAAGACATTAAACAAGGTAGAAGAGCAGTGACAACCATGAAAATTATGAAGATGACATTGGCCGGTGCAGGAATAGCATTCACTGCTGGGGCCGGTGCAATTGCAGGAGCAGCTGGAGCGAGTGGAACGTCATTGCTGACTGGAGCAACCGTTATAACTATTGATGGCGTTTCTACGTTCACGTCTCCTATTTTGACGGCTGCCGGAAAATTTGTAATGGGCGTGACTGGAGCTGGCGCTGCTTCCGGGTTGGCTAAGAGTAGTTCGAACGCTATTCGTGATAGAAAAAAGTAGGAGGACACACACATGCCGACAATAGGGCAACGATTAAGGCATGGCTGGAATGCTTTTAGAAATAGGGATCCCACGGCAGAGGAGCAGTTCGACCCATACCAGGGATACTCCTGGGGCCATCGCCCTGACCGGGTTCGGTTGCGTGGTGGAAACGAAAAATCTATCATCGCGGCGATCTACAACCGAATCGCGATTGATGTAGCTTCTATTCGAATGGAGCATGTTCGAACCGATCAAAATGGAAGATACTCTGAGACAATTCGGTCTGGTTTGAACTACGCGCTCACAACAGAGGCAAACATTGATCAAGCATCAACGGCGTTTGTCATCGATGTTGTCATGTCCATGCTAGACGAAGGAACGGTCGCGGTCGTACCTGTAGACACGACCACCAATCCCAAGATTTCAGACTCATACAACATTCAAACTCTCCGAACTGCTAAGGTGATAGAGTGGAAACCAACTGCGGTGCGAGTGGAATTGTACAATGATCAGTTGGGTCAGACCGAGCAGATCACCCTTCCAAAGAAGATGGTAGCGATAATTGAAAACCCGCTATACGCAGTGATGAATGAGCGTAATAGTGTGCTACGGAGACTGATTCAGAAACTCAACCTGCTCGATGCAATCGATGACCAGAGTGGTTCTGGGAAGCTTGATCTCATCCTTCAGCTTCCTTACGTTATAAAAAGTCCTCAGAGAAAGGAGCAAGCGAATCGACGGAGACAAGACATTGAGGATCAATTGACCGGCACTAAGTATGGAATCGCTTATACCGATGGTACAGAGAGAATTACCCAGCTTAACCGTCCTGCTGAGAACAATCTCATGGCGCAAATCCAATACCTTACGAGCATGCTTTACAGCCAGTTAGGGCTAACGGAGAACGTGTTCCTTGGGACTGCCGATGCAAACGAGTTGAACAACTATTGGAGCCGGACAATTAAACCAATTCTTGTCGCCATTACCGAAGAGTTTGCCCGAAAGTACCTGACGAAGACTGCGAGAACCCAGAACCAGACGATCATGTTCTTTAAAGGTGCCTTCCTTCTTGTTCCTCCTGAGCAATTGGCCGAACTTGCCGATAAGTTTACGAGGAACGAGATCCTTTCCCCGAACGAGATTCGTGCGGAGATTGGCTACAAACCGGCGACGGATCCAGCTGCGGATGAACTTCGGAACAGGAATCTGAATCAGGGAGGGGACCAAACAGCACCGGAGGCACCAACGGATGGCGCCGACCAATAGAAAGGAGACAACGTCAAAATGGAAGTAAAATACGACTTTTCTGGTTACGCGACGAAGGCAGGGTTGCTATGTACTGATGGTCGGACCATTCTTCCCGATGCCTTTAAACACCAAGATACCACCGTCGTTCCCCTTGTGTGGGCGCACTTGCATAAAGAGCCTGCTAACATCCTTGGTAAAGCAATATTGGAACATCGTGATGATGGTGTGTATGCATACTGCAAGTTCAACGAAACGGAAGCTGGTAGAACGGCCAGGGAATTGGTGAAACACGGAGATATTACCGCCCTGTCGATCTACGCCAATCAACTTAAAGAGAGTGCGAAGAAGGTTATTCATGGCATGATCCGTGAGGTGAGCCTTGTTCTCTCCGGGGCGAATCCTGGCGCGCTGATCGACAACCTTGCATTTTCTCATGCGGACGGGAGCTGGACTGGTGAACGTGATGAGACAGAAGCCATCATCTACACTGGCTTGGCGCTGGCCCATGCTGAAGAGGAGAAAGTAGAAGAGCTGGAACTTCCCATGGAGGAGGAAACCGAGGAAGAATTGGTTGAGCATTCGGCGGCGGACCCGACCGTTCGTGAGGTCTTTGACGGCATGACGGAACAGCAGAAGACAGTTGTTTATGCTATGCTTTCCAGCGCCCTGGACCAAGAAGACACCGAAGAGGTGGAACATTCTGATGAGGAGGATAACATTGTGAAGAATAACGTATTCGACAAGTACAAGCGGACTAACCAGGACGAAGAGGGCGTGGTGCTGTCGCATGATCAAATGGCCGACGTCTTCAAGAGTGCCCAGAAATGCGGGTCGTTCAAAGATGCTATGTTGAAACACGCGACTGAATGGGGTATTGAGAACATCGAGGTTCTGTTCCCGGATGCGCGCAATGTACGTACAACGCCTGATCTGGTCAAGCGTGACGACACCTGGGTGGCTGGCGTTCTGTCCGCGACCCACAAGACCCCGTTTAGCCGCATTCGCAGCATGGCCGCTGATCTGACTGAGGATGAGGCCCGTGCGAAGGGCTACATCACCGGGAGCAAGAAGGCCGAGCAGGTCTTCCCCGTGATGAAGCGTATCACGACCCCGACGACCGTGTACAAGAAGCAGAAGCTCGATCGTGACAACATCATCGACATCACCGACTTCGATGTCGTAGCGTGGATTCGCGCCGAGATGCAAGTTCTGCTCAAGGAGGAAGTTGCGCGGGCGATGCTTATCGGTGATGGCCGTCCCGTGACCGATCCCGATCACATCAACACTGAGAACATCCGCCCCATCTGGAGGGACGACGACTTCTACGCCTACAAGGTGAAGTGGGATGCGGATATTTCTACCATCAACATGATCGATGAAATTGTCCGTGCTCGTAAGCATTACAAGGGCACCGGCTATCCGACCTTGTACACAACGATCGACGTGGTTACCGACATGCTGTTGGTGCGCGACCTGAACGGCCGGAAGATCTATCCGACGATGGCGGAGTTGACCTCTGCGCTGCGCGTTGCGAACATCGTGGAAGTCGAGGTCATGGAAGGCATCGAGCGCAACGATGGTACCAATGATCTGGAGCTGGTCGGCCTCATGGTCAACATGGCGGACTACACCGTCGGCACCAACCGTGGCGGCGAGATCACCGGGTTCGATGACTTCGACATCGACTACAACCAGTATAAGTACCTGATCGAGACCCGTATGTGCGGCGCCCTGACCAAGTTCCAGTCCGCGGTCGTGCTGGAGAAGGTAAAGGCGGCTGGCTAAGAAGGAGGATATTTTCATGAACAAACAGCTCGTGTTGGACTTGATCGAGAAGACGGAGGAGCTGCTTGACGAGCTGAAGAATCGGGTAGAAGATGGCATTGGGAATCTTGCCACTACTCCGGTTGATCCTCGTACCCTCCTCACCGGCTTTGACGCAGCACTGGAAAGATATTTGAAAGAAATGAATTACACGCCAGCCGAGGAAGAGGAACCGGTAGGCTGAGGAGGTTAGCGCATGGCGAAGTTTTATGGGCCAATAGGATACGCATCCCAATTCGAGACTAGGCCAGGTGTGTATCAGGAGATAATCACGGAACGATACTACACTGGCGATGTCGTCAAGAACATGGGGCAATGGCGTGAAGGCGAAGGCTTGAATGATGATCTCAACATCGATAATAGGCTGAGCATTATAGCCGATCCGTTTGCTTATGAACACTTTCATACCATGCGCTATGTGGAATGGATGGGGGCCAAATGGAAGATCAAGTCGATCGATGTCCAGAGGCCCCGTCTCATTCTTGTGCTAGGAGGTGTATACAATGATCAGACGTGAAGAGCTACAGACTCTGCTTGAAAACATTCTTGGCTCGCGTAACGTATATTTTCAACCTCCTAGCACGGTCAGGATGCAGTATCCGGCCATTGTGTATCGGCTGGGCGACATCGGAACGAGGACTAACTTTTCTAGGGCAGATGCGAATGATGAGATTTATAACATTCGGAAGGTTTACGCGGTGACGGTGATCGATTCCAATCCGGATTCGCTTATTCCAGACAGAATTCAGTTTGATCTCAAATATTGTAGCTTTGCTCAAGCATTTACCGCAGACAACCTGAATCATTGGATATTTACAGTCTTTTGGTAGGAGGGATTTGAAATGGATAGCAAACCAAAGGCTATGCTCTCTCAGCCGATGGCTGGAAAGACCGATGAAGAGATTGTGGAAACTCGTGAACGTGCTATCCGGGAACTAGAAGCCATCGGTTACGAGGTTATTAACACGTTCTTCACGGATGAATGGTACTCCAAGGAGAAGATGGAGGAGCGCGGAGTTGTTCAGATTCCGATCTGTTTCCTGGCCAAATCCTTGGAGAACATGTCACTTTGCCATACCGTTTACTTCTGCAAAGGCTGGGCCGATGCTCGTGGCTGCAGAATCGAATGGGACGTGGCCAACAACTACGGCGTCACGATGCTGTATGAAGAATAACATGAACGGAGGAAACCATAGTGGCAAGACTTATATGGGATCAAGTAGGCGAGCGGACCTATGAAACTGGTGTACGGAATGGCGTTCTGTACCCCAGGTTGGCGGATGGTAGCTATCCTCTTGGCGTCGCTTGGAATGGCTTGACGGCCGTTACCGAATCTCCTTCCGGCGCTGAGCCCACCGCGTTGTGGGCGGATGACATCAAGTACCTGGTCCTCATGTCAGCCGAAGAGTTCGGCGCGACCATTGAGGCCTACACCTATCCGGATGAGTTCATCCCGTGCGATGGCTCTGCGGAGCTGGTACCTGGCACCTACATCGGTCAGCAGAACAGGCAGAGCTTTGGGTTCGCCTATCGGACCACGCTGGGCAACGACACCATGCTGAACGATCACGGTTACAAGCTGCATCTGATCTATGGTGCGGTGGCTTCTCCATCGGAGAAGGCGTATCAGACGATCAACGACTCTCCGGAGGCGATCACGTTCTCCTGGGAAGTCACGACCACTCCGGTGCCCGTGTTGAATCCGCTTCTTCGGCCCACGGCTTCTATCACCATCGACTCTACCAAGGTCGACGCCACCAAGCTGGCTGCGTTGGAAGACATTCTGTATGGCACCGGCGATGCTACGACTGGCATAGCTCCGAGATTGCCGCTGCCCGATGAGGTTGCGACGCTGTTGGCTGCTGGCTAACATCAAAATGGAAGTAATCTTGAAAGGGGAACTTCACCACATGGAAAATACCAAAACGACAGAACAGATTCAACGTTCGTTCTGTTCCTATCGCCTGGACGAAGATCACGAAATACTTTGTAAGCAGATCAGAGATGCCGCAAGACAGTTTGCCCACATGATCAATATTTGTGCGCCTGACTCTCGTGAGAAGAGCTTGGCGCTGACAAAGCTTGAAGAGGCGATGATGTGGGCAAACGCGGCTATCTCGAGAGAAGGGTAATTGAAAGGAGGACACCATTATATGTTGACTGCAACCGTGGATGTTCGGCTTTTGAAAGCCAAGGAGCTGGTGCGAGACTATTATAACACCTACCTTTCCGAGGCTGAAGCGACGGACATTACCATGGATAATGTGTTCGTTGTGTGGTTCTGCAAGACGCTGCAGAACTGGAAGGCGATTGTGAGCACCACGACAAACGATCAACGCCTATACGAAGTGACACACAACGGAGATAAGGACGAAACCTATTTGGACGTATACAAAAAAGAACAAAATTCCGTTGCCAAGGGCCAGGCGGCCCATAGCTGACAAGCCGAGAAATTGCCTGGTGGATGATTTTTGGAAAACAATTTGAAAGGGGTAATCACCAATGGTTAAGAAGACACTTACATACACCGATTACAATGATGTGGAGCGCACCGAAGACTTTTATTTCAATATTTCTAAAGCCGAGCTTATGGAAATGGAGACGCAAGAATCTGGGGGGTTCTCTGAATACTTGAAGAGGATTATCGCTGCTCAAGATATACCACAACTCATGCGGGTGTTTAAGCGTGTAATCATGAAGGCGTATGGACAGAAATCACCGGACGGAAAGAGGTTTATGAAGACTCCTGAAATTCTTGAAGAGTTCATCCAGACAGAAGCATACAGCAACTTGTATATGGAGCTTTGTACAAATGCGGAAGTTGCTGCAGACTTTGTGAATGGGGTCATGCCTTCTGATCTCCAATCCATGGTGCCAGCCGATCAATCAGATTCTCCGCCGTCGCTTCTTCCAATGAGTTAAAGAAAGGAGAACGAGAGGGTGCTACAAGTTATAATTCCCCCGATTCCAGAGATGGAGTTTTTTGATGAGGGGTCTCAGACTTTTCTCGTATCTAAAGAAATAACGTCTCAATCGACGACACTTCAACTTGAGCATTCTCTCGTCTCCCTTGCTCGATGGGAGGCCAAATGGAACAAGCCGTTTTTAGTGAAAGACGAAAAGACCCTTCTGCAAACGATTGATTATGTCCGGTGCATGACCATTACCCAGAATGTCAATCCGGACGTGTATAATCATATTCCAAAACACGTATTTGAACAGATAAAGGAATATATTGATGCGCCAATGACGGCGACATGGTTTACCAAATCCAATGACAAGCCGAACAGAGAGGTTGTTACCGCCGAACTCATTTACTATTGGATGATAGCGCAAAGCATCCCTGTTGAGTTTCAGAAATGGCACTTGAACAGGTTGCTAACTCTGATTCGAGTGTGCAGCATTAAGAATGCTCCACAAAAGAAGATGAGCGCAAAGGAAGCGGCTATGCAGAGAAGGTCAATGAATGCTGCTCGCCGTGGACAAATGAACACGAAAGGATGATAGTTGTGGCAAAGCCTAGATGCGAAAACTGTGATCGGGAGTCTTACGGGTTGAAGGAAGCGGCGGATGGTCGCCGTATCTGCCCTGCATGCGTGAAGAAGTTCGCAGCAGCGGCTGCTGAAGCAGCTATGGAACCTACGCCCCCTACGGATATTCAGGAACCCATTCAAGAGGAGCCGGAAGTCCAGTCGGATATTCTCCAGGAAGAAGCACCCGTTGTCGAAGAAACGATTGAACCGGATACTCCTCCGATTTTTGACAAGGAAGTCACAGGGAAAGTAAAGCCTTCTCAATTGAACGTCCGTGCGAAACCGGCAGCCGATGGAATCGTTGTGGACATTCTTCGCAAAGATTACGTCTTCCCGATTACCGATGAGAAAGAAGCGAAAGATGGAACCGTATGGGTTCAAATCGGTGGAGAGGACAAGTGGGTCAACAAGACGTTTGTCGAGGTGATGTAACATGTCTATTCAGTCAGTCGACTTTGTTCGATTTGCTGTGGAAAAGGCGTTTCGACAACCTCCAGTGCCATATGCAATCGGTAAGCGAAGCGATACGCTCGGCACGGATTGTAGCAACTTAGTTTGGTGGATGTATCAGCTTGCCGGGGGAAAGGACATTCGTGCCGGTTCAAACTCCATTTGGGACAGCCATGTCATTGACAAGCGCTGGTGTGACGATGGTGGTTCGCGTAAGTATGGCGGCGATCTTCAGCCTGGTGACCTGCTATTCATCGACTACGGGGAGCCGGTTACCCGCAATGCAAATGGCACGCCTGGCAAGATGGATCATGTTGGCATCTACGTCGGTCCTATGCCTGGCGCTAAGACGCCAGATGGCAAGGCTGGAACGGTTGTCCATGCGAGTCTGAGCCAGAAGTTTGTTGTCTTCTCAGAGATTCCGACCTCGTTCATTCGTTGGACACATAAGGGCCGGTTGAAGTTGTTGACGTATGACATGGGAAAGGTTGACTGGACGAATCCCGACATCAGGGTTGATGTGCCATTAACACCTGACCCTCCGCCTTCTCTTGATCCAGGTCCTGGAGAAGTGATGATCGTTACACAGGAAAGCCCCGGTGCGAGAATGCGGAAACAGCCAAAGATTGTCAACAACCCAACCAATGCGATCTGTGAGGTTCCTCGTGGGACGATACTTCCCATCATCGAAGGTAATGGGGAATGGACCATGGTTCCGTTTGGGATCCATCGAGGATGGATTCGCAACGATTTGCTAAGATTCGGGTAGAAAGCACACGAAGCGAAGGAAGAGGTCAAAATGGGAGTAGTTTTCACACACAGAGGAAGCTTTAGCAAATTGGAAAAGTTTCTCAAAAACTACGATACGAGAAAACTTGTGCCAATTTTAGAACAGTACGGCGGTCTCGGTGTTCAAGCTCTCTCGAGAGCTACTCCCGCTCTTTCTGGCATCACTGCATCAGCTTGGAGTTTTAACGCGGGCATCGATGGACGTGGATTGTTCATCGAATGGACGAACAACAGTGTCATTCGGACAGGTGTCCCGATTGTCATTCTTCTTTACTATGGACACGGAACCCGACAAGGGGGCTATGTGAAAGGCCACGACTTCATAACTCCTGCGATCCAGCCGGTCTTTGACCAGATCGCTGACGCAGTATGGCGGGAGGTTACGCGATAATGGCTAGAGGCGGAAACGTTGACGAGCGAATAGTCGATATGCAATTCAATAACCGCCAGTTTGAAGCTGGGGTTAGCGATACGCTCGGCACGCTTGACAAACTGAAAGACGGTCTTAAAGATCTGGATAAGTCTAGTGGTGGCTTCGCAGGAATGGAAGCCGGAATAGCAGGTTTGTCAGCCAAATTCTCCGCTTTAGAGATGGCTGCGTTTGCGGCCATAGCTAACATCGTAAACCGTTTTATAGATGGCGGGATCGAGATTGCAAAATCTCTTACGATAGAGCCTATTACGACTGGTTGGTCTAAGTATGAACAAAAGGTTGCAGCTACTCAAACTATTATGAATGCTACGGGGGAGTCAATTGAAGTAGTCCAAGCTAAGCTGGAGGGACTTAACACCTTCGTTGACGAAACCAGTTATAGTTTCAGTGACATGGTGACCAATATTGGTAAGTTCACTGGTGCGGGAATTGCTCTAGATGATGCAACCACGTCAATGCAAGGAATTGCAACCTGGGCGGCTTTGTCTGGACAAGCTACTGCTGGAGCGAGCCATGCAATGGGAATCATGGCAAAGTCCATAGGTTCTGGGGCACTGTCTCTCAGGGAATGGAGACAGCTTGAGACGCTCAATATGACGACTGTCGAATTTAAGCAGAGTCTTTTGGATGCAGCGGTGGCTGCTGGGACGCTTACAAAGACTGGGGATAAGTATACCATCGGGTTAAAGGACGCAGAAGTTACCATTGGTAACTTTTCTGAGAATCTTAAAGATGGTTGGGTCAATGCTGAGGTCATGCAGAACGTTTTGACAGAATATGGTAATTATGCTAACTTTGTTCTTGCCAGGATGGAAAAAGATAATTTAACAGCTGCACAGGCAATGGCCATCATGGCCGGAGAAGGAGCAAATCTAGATATCGTTTTCCAAAAGATGGTGGCTGAGGGTGTCGATGCTGCTACCGCTATGGAGCTTTTGAAAGCGGAAGGAATTGACCTCGGTCCCGTCCTTGCCAAAGCAGCGGAGGAAGGAATTACCGCGGCAGAAGCACTTGAGAAGATGAAAGCGGAAGGAAGAATGTCAGCGCTGTTCATGGAAGCTGGAGGCGCTGGAGCAGAGAAGCTGACAGAGAATCTTACCGCATTCGTTGACAAAGGACAGACAGCCTCACAGGTATTGGAATTAATGGCATCCAAAGGCCTGACTGCTAAAGACGCCATTAAGGAATTAAAGAAACAGGGCGTCGATGTTAATAAAATTCTTGGTAAGTTTCAGAAGAAGGGCGAATCAACAGAGCAAGCGCTGGCTCGCATAGCGCAATCTGGTGTAGATGCATCAGAAGCACTTGCGTATGCCGAAGAACATGCTGTTGACTTGGAGACGGCCATTTCCGAGTTGTCTACGGCTGCTGATGCGATTCCTGATGGAGCGACGCTTGAAACATTAGGATCTAAAGCATTTAGAGCAGCTCAGGAGGCTAAGACATTAACTGACGCATTGGCCGCTGTAAAGGACGCCGTTGCTACAAAGTGGATGACTTCTTTTGAGCATATTTTCGGAAACTTTGAAGAGGCGAGAGAGCTATGGAGCGAAGTAGCTGACATTCTTTGGGATATCTTTGCTTCAGGTGGAGATGCTCGTAATGAAATGTTGGAGGCATGGAAAGAGCTTGGTGGTCAGAAGCACATAGCCAACAGCATTACAAATGCTTTAAAAGCCCTTGCTGATGTCCTTACAGTAATAAAGGCAGCGTGGCAAAGCATCTTCCCACCAAAAACAGCCGAAGAGCTCGCAGAGATGACTGCCAAGATGGAGGCGTTTACTGAGTCTCTAGTTTCTAGAGATGAAGAAGGCGAAATCATCATGACGCCTCTATTAGAAGCTATAACCACCGTAGTGAAGGGCCTTGCCTCTGCTTTGGACATCGTCATCATGGCGTTTAAAGGCGTATGGCAGGTCATAAAAGGTGTTTTAGGTGTCCTTCAGCCGTTATGGGACCTTCTTGGCGGCGTAGCTCTCTCGATATTTGAATGGGTCACTGGTTTACGTGACGCAATCAAGGAAGGAAACAAATTCGGGGAGATTGCCCAGAAGATCGTGGATTTCATTCAGAGAATTTGGGATGCGCTGGCTGCTGTGTTCTCTGGAGAACTCACCGTTGGGGACTTCTTCAAGAAGGTTTGGGGAAGCATTGTCGACGGATTTAACTGGATCAAGCAGAAGTTATTCGGCGGAGGCGAGGGAGAAGAGGGCGGCGAAGGCGGTATATTCGCAGCCCTTGGGCAAGCGCTCAAAGACGGTTGGGAATGGTTTAAAGGGCTGTTTTCAAAGATCCAACTTGGTCCGGAGCTTGAGGAGTTTTTTCAACCTTTGGTTGATGCTTTCGATTGGATCAAAGGAAAGATCGACGGTTGGAATATTGGTGGAAAACTTCGAGCTGTTTGGCAGGGCCTTGTAGATGCGTTTGAATGGCTTCGTATCCACTTGTTTGGTGGAACACCGTCGGAGGATGCTGGAGAGCGCATGATTGGGCCAGTCGGAGAATTCCTTATCAACTTTTTCGAGAAGATTGGCGCAGCAATAGAATGGGTAAGGAGCCAATGGGAAAAGTGGGACATTGGTGGCAAGCTAAAAGCTATCTGGGAAAAGATCGTTGCTGCTCTTGATGTTGTCAAGAAATGGCTGTTTGGCGAGGCTGGCGGAGAAGACGGAGAAGGAACTCCAGGGGCTCTCAGTAAACTCTTTACCAAGATTGGAGAAGCTTTTGCTTGGGTTAAAGGAAAGTTCCAGCAGTGGGACATTGGTGGCAAACTAAAAGCTATTTGGGATAAAATTATCTCCGTGTTTAACACTGTCAAAACTTGGGCGTTTGGTGATGGAGCAGGAACGGTTGGCGCTGTGCAACGTCTATGGCAGAAGTTTGTAGATGCCTGGGCGGTCATTAAACCTTGGTTATTTGGTGACGGTGCTGGTTCTGTTGGTATGTTTAAGAAAATCTGGGGCGGAATTGTTGACGCCTTCAATTGGCTTAAGGCCACGCTCTTTGGCTCTGGAGACAGCGATTCTATTGGTTTCTTTACTAAGGCATGGGAAAAGATCAAAGAGGTCTTTGCCGCGATCAAAAGCATATTCTCCGGAGATGGTCTTGACGGTGGGGAAGGCGGCCTAACCGTCGGAGAAGGCGTAAAGAACGTTCTTGGCTGGGTAGGCACCGCTATCAATTGGGTTATCGATGCTTTAAAGAATATCAAGCTGGAAGACCTTATGGCGATTGCCAAAGAGGTTTTGAAGGTCTTGATGATGTGGAAAACGATGAATCTCATTGGGGCCATGGGAGACTTCTTTGATAATCTTGCTAGCCTTGCAAAGGGTACTGGAAAGAAGGACAGTTTTGGCACCGCCATGCTAAAGTTTGCAGCGGCGGTGGCGATCCTTGCTGCTGTTGTACACGTTATGGCAAACATGGAAGTGTCAAAGGCTTTAAAGGGGATTGCCTTTATGGCGCTAATCATAGTGCTATTAGCGGCGGCTATGAAGTATACGGAAGGCGTGAAGGTCAAGGGTGCGTTGGGGATGGCGCTTGCTGTCGGTGTATTGGTGTTTATTATAAAGAAAGTGGCAGAAATGCTTGATAGTGCAAAGCCAAGTGTTGGAGCGCTGATAGGCGCAGTCATCGCTGTCGGGGCGTTGATGCTCGCACTCAGCTACGCAATGAAATTGTCCGGTGAAAACATGAAGTTTACGTCTGGTATGGGCGTTTTGCTATTCGTCTTGTCTTTGAAATTGTTAATCGGGGCTGTCAAGACCATGGTGGGAATGATAGACGAGATAGGATATGTGAAACTTGGGATGGCAATGCTTGCAGTCTCGGCTCTCTTATTGGCGCTTACTGCGGCGGCACATTTTATGGGCTCTGGAATGAAGGCGAGCACCGGTGTAGGTTTTATCCTGTTTGCAGTGGCTCTTAGAATGCTTGTTGGTGTTGTAAAAGATATTGCCAATAACATGTCTGGAAGCATGGTTGCGGCCATGGA